TTTTCGTCTTCCGGGCGGCGGACGGGGGAAAGAGGCTGATTTGGAGGGCGTTTTTTCGTTTTTGAAAATTTCGCTTAATAGTAGAGGGAGCGAAGTTATGGGACAGAAGAGAGACAGAGTAAACGGCGCGCTGAAGAAGGCTTTCGCGGAGAAGAATGGAAAGTCTTTGCGTTGGGCGCAGATAGAAGCGGCCAAGGATTCCCCTGCATGGAGGGGTTTTCTGGCAGAGCAGTTTCCGCCGTCACCTGCGAAAGCGGACGGAGGCGGCGGAGAGGGCGCGCCCATGGGCGGCGCGTCCGATTTGGCGCGGGCAGGGGAGGCGAAGGAAAGCGCATGGCAGATTTTGAAGAGGATGGAAGAGCAACTGGAAACGGCCGCCCGGTCCGGTGACGTGGGGTTGATTGCGTCGTTCACCCGTGCCGTGCGCGAAGCGCGCGCGAATTGGGAGCGGGCCGGCCTGCATGAGCAGAGGCTTCAGGAGGCGGCCGGAAGTCTGGTGCCGGTCCATGTGTTTCACGAGATGCGGACGCGGGGCGTTGCGCCGCTGGCGGAGCTGATGGCGCAGCAGAGGGACTTTATTGGTTCCCGGCTGGAGGCGGCCGGACGGCCGCGTTTTTATGAAGCCTGGGACGAATGGGCGCGGGAGTGGAACAGGAAGATTGATGACCTGAACGCGGAAATAAACGGATTGTTGAATCATGTTTAGCAAGTTGAAGATACATGAGAAGCCGGGCGTGGTGGAGTGGGCGGAAAGATGCCTGGTCCTGCCGCGGGAGACTTCACCGAACGCGCCGGGGCGGTTTTCCACGGCGCGCATGCCGTATATGCGGGAACCGCTGGAAAGCATCAGGGAAGAGGGGTTGCAGCATATTTACTGGTGTTTCGGCACGCAGTCCGGCAAGACGGTTTCGCTGTTGATTGCGGCGGCGTATTTTATTGACAATGACCCCGCGCCCATGTTGTGGGCGTTGCCTACGGAAATTCTTGCCAGGTCGTTTTCACGGGCGCGGCTCCAGCCGCTTATATCCAAGAATGATGTGCTGGCGCGGCATAAGCGGCGTGACCCTGACGCCTTCACGGCGGCGGAAATGCGCCTGGATTCCATGGAACTTTACATGGTTGGGGTGTCGGAGCCGGGCAATTTGTCCAGCAGGCCCATTATGCGCTGCGTGATGGACGAGGAAGCGAAGTATAAGCATGAGAATAAGGAAGAAGCGCACCCGGTGGACCTGATTGAAGAGCGCGCGAAGGGCTTTCACCGGTATCAGATTCTGCATGCGTCCACGCCTTCTTCCGAAGATTCTTATTTCTGGCAGAATTTTATTACCACGGACATGCGGAAGTTTTATGTGCCGTGTCCGCGCTGCGGGGAAATGATGCCCCTGGAGTTTAGCCGGAATACGGTGCAATGGGAAAGGCGGGAGGATCTGGAAGGGGATGCGCTGGCGGATTGGGTGCAGGATCATACGTTTTACGTGTGCCCGCATTGCGAGGGCCGGGTGGAGGATTGGGAGAAGATTGGGATGATGGAAAAGGGGGAGTGGCGGCCGACGAATCCGAACGCCTCCCGCGCGCGGCGGGGGTATCACCTGAATTCCCTTTATTCCCCGTTTGTGACATGGGGGCAGACGGCGCGGAAGTTCATCGTGGCTCAAAATGACCTGTTCCGGCAGGTGGCCCTGCACAATTTCCGGAACGGCTGGGAGGCGTTGCCGTTTACGCAGTATGAAATCAAGGTGGGGGATGACAGTGTGCGGGGGCTGCGCGGTGTGTGCCGGCGCGGAGAGTTGCCGCGGCATTATTATTATATGGTAGTGGCCTATGACCCCGGCCAGAATCAAACTCACTGGGTGGCGCAGGCGATAGGGCGCGGCGGGGAAACATGGGTGGTTGATTGGGGGACCCTGCTGGGCATCAGCACGACGGACGCGACGCCGGGCATAGGGGCCCATTTTGAAAGCCTGGAGTGGGGCGGGGTGCGTCCTGATTTTGGGCTGATTGATTCCGGGGATTGGGCGCAGAAGGTTTATGACGAGTGTTATAAGTATTACGGCAAGCTATGGCCTACGAAGGGGAGCGGCGCGAATTTCGGAAGCTGGAATGTTAGCGAAGTGAAGTCGCATCCGGGGCTGGAGCTTTATTTGTACGTGGACCGCACCGCCAAAATGGAGCTTTACGCGGGGCGCATCCAGAAAGGGGCGGCTCCGGCCCTGCATTTGCCGGAAGATGCGGATCAGGATTTGCTGGCCGGATTGTCCGGGCAGCAGCTTGAGAAGCCAAGGGGCGGCGGCCTGGCGCAATGGCGGAAGCTGCCGAATGACCATTATGGAGACTGCGTAAAAATCGGGCAGGTGTCCTGGTGGGTGCGGCGCGGGGATTTTTACGCGGAAGAAATGAACGCGATTGAAGAAAGGAAGCAGAATGAGGGAGTACCGGAAGAATGACGTGCTGGAGAGGCTGAAGGCGGCTTTGGAAGCAGGGCTGTATAAGGCGCGGTTGCTGAAAAAGCATGGGCTGCCTCCGGATACGCCGGCGCGGCTGTTGGAGGGGGAATGGCTGCACCCTGAATGCGCGGGGCTGAATGCGGCGTGGAAAGATTTTTGGGACAAGCGGCAGGCGTTTTTCTGGACGTTGAAACAGTACCACGCGGAGCGGGGCCGGGAGGTTCCGGAATTGGTGAAGGTTCTTTTTGATGCGTTCGTAGAACGGTTGTCGCTGGCGTTTGATGAAGAGGCGTTGAGGTCGGCTTTTCAGGATGTGCTGGAACAGGTGGAACAGTCTGTTACGGATGATGTGCAAATGGAGTTTTATTTTTAGTGCGGGTTTTCCCGGTGGTGTGGTATAGTCCGGGCCGTTGACGGCAGGGAAGGGCCCTGCCGTAACGCTTAACCCCTAAATAGAAAGGTTTATATGCTCTATGTAAACCCCCTGTTGCTTGAGTGGCTTGGGCAGGTGCTTGTGCTCCTGATTGGCTAGTCAAGCCCTCCCTCCCGAGTGCAAGCGGGAGGGAGGAAAAAGGGGTTGACGTTTTTCTTATATATGCTATAGGAGAATCAGCAGGGATTATAGAGCATCCCGCCTTTCTAAATAAACCCCGCGCCGTTGCACCGGTGCGGGGCTTTTTTTGTGGAAGATTTTTCAGGAGATCCCGAACCAGGCGGACCGGTTTGATGCGGATGGTGTTCAACTGGAGAGCGGGGAAGAGTGTTATTCTCCGTTTCTCTTAAGCTCTTTTAAGAAAGCTTCGTGTTCATCCGAAATGACTTCAAACGTGTTGTTGGTTGGTTTGACCCTACTGACATTTATTTGATCATCATAAGAAATTTCATCGCTATAGGTGATTTTTATACCATTTTTTTCTCCTAAAGTAAGAGCGTTGATGCGTGATTGCGTCAATCCTTCAGGATAAGGGCAGTGCATCCCCAACATAACGCTTTTTATATACAGATTGAATCCTCTGATGAATACTAAACTATCTTCTACTTCTGCGGGAAATGAAGTTGGGATAATAATGCGTTGTTCTTTTTCATATGTCCAAGATTCATTTTTTGTAATAAAAATAGGGTTTATTTTGAATTCTATTTGATCTCCAGATGTAGTATATCCTGATAAAATTCCATCGAATTTGGCACGTTCGTTCTGATAGTCAATATCCCATAGTATAACATAATTAGTTATTTCTTTTGTTTTTGGATTTTGTTTCGAAAAAAAATAGTCTCCTTCATGTTCTACCATCAATCGCCTATATATATAGGGATGCTCTTCTTTAGGATCTGATATTCTATTATAACTTTTTTGTTCCGGGAGCGAGGGAAATCTGAAATGCACACAGCATCCTTTATGGTTATCAGCATAGTGTGCCCACATGGTGGGTGATTTATAGGTTTTGGTAAAGCTCAGGAAGCCGTATTCCTTACGCAAATGATTGCTATCGAAAGAGGTATATCCGTCTGGCAATTTTGTTGGCGGGGCTGACATGAATTCGAATGGATCATTGCATTCTTCCGGGAAAAGGACTTTGAGGCGCCCCTTTTCCAATGTTTTAATCATGTTCTCATAGGACATGAAGATGTAGGCATCAATGTATTTTATATTCTCTCCTGTCATGGGAATATATGGAAAGATATGTGAGAAAGGAAGTCAATGACATTCGGGCGTTGTGGCGGATGATAGCGGGTTTTGAAAAAGCTCCTGAAGGGTATGAACCCTATTGTACAGGCTTATGTGGAAAATTATGATTTGCCGGATTTGCAGGGAATGCTGCGGGAAAAGCTGGCGATTCTGGAAGGGCGCAAGGAAATAACCGGGGCCTCCACAGGCGGCGGAACGTCCTACACCGCGCAGGAGACCATGAATTTAAAGGACCATATAGCCTGCTTGCAGGAGGCAATCACGGTCAAGAAGATGGAGGAAGGGGATTTTTCCGGCCTGGCCGCCGCGGATGACGGCGTGCGGGAAGTGCGGTTTGACCATACCATAACACGCTTTTGACCATGGGCAGGAACAGAAGGAAGGTGTATGCCGGGGCGCGCCGCGGTCATGGCGCGCGGGTGAAGATGAACCGGGAACCGGAAACGGCGCGGAGGGAGATGTGGGGAGGGTATGCGGCCGCGTTGCAGTTCGGAGGCTCCAGCGTGTTATACTGGCCTACGCTGGACAGCCGGTTTGAAGTGGATTCCTGGACGCTGGACCGGGTTTGGCGGAATGCGCGGAATCTGGAAGCGAATTCCGGGCTTGCCGGGAAGGCCGTGGCGGATGTGGTGGAGTTGCTGGGCTGGCTGGTGCCCCATGCCTGCACGGCGGATGAAGACTGGAATCATGAGGCGGACCAGATTTTTATGAATCGGGCCGTGAATCCGGAATTGTTTGACGCCCGCGGAGAGCTGAATTTTTTTACGGCGCAGATATGGAGCGAGCGGCAGCGCGTGATTGACGGCGATATGCTGACGGTACTGACCAGCGGGCCGGATGACGGCGGGGCGTTCGCGTTTTACGAGGCTCCGCAAGTGCAATCTCCGGCTGATGGGGGGCAGGCGTGGAATTGCGGCGTGATGCGGGATAAAAACGGGAGGACGGCGGCTTACGGGCTGCGGCATCCGGACAAGGGGGAGGTGACGGTGATTCCGGCCCGTGATGCTATTTTGTACCGGCACAACATGGGCGGAGGGAAGCCGCGCGGCCTGTCCGATTTGCACCGCGCTATCCGGAATTTGCATGATGAGGCGGATATTGTGGGGTATGTCAAGCAGTCTGCCAAGCTGGCCGCCTCCGTTGGGCTGGTAGAAACGGGGGACGCGGAGAAACGGCCGGGCATGGGGACCGTGGGCAAGGTGTCCGTGGGGCCGGACGGGCGCAGGGTGGAGCAGGTGTTAGGGGGGCCTACTGTCCACCAGCTTCCGCCCGGCCGGGATTTGAAGGTGCTGACGGATAACAGGCCGTCTCCTAATGTGATGGCGTTGCTGAAGCATTTGATGGATGAGGTGGCTTATGGCATCGGGCTTTCTCCGGCGTTGCTGTGGGAGCCTGACAAGTTGGGAAGCGGCGGCATCCGGTTTGTGATGCAGAAGCTGAAGCGTTGGCTGAAAATCAGGCATGCCTACAGGCAAATGTGGTGCGTGCGGGTGTGGCGTTTCATGCTGGCGCGGGAAATGGCCCTGGGACGGCTGCGCTTGTGCCGGGATCCGCATTGGGTGCGGTGCCTGTGGACGCCCATGAGCGACATGACTATTGACCTGGGCCGGGAAGGGAATCTGATGATTAACCTGGTGGATTCCGCTCTGGCGGATCAGGATGGCTGGTGCCTTGCCAATTACGGATGCACGTTTGAGGAAATCGTGAATAACAAGATACGGAATTTGAAGATGGCTAAAGAAGCCTGCGCCCGGAACGGACTGACCCTGCAAGAGGTGATTCCGGGAGCGAACCGCGGCGGGGTAGCCGCGGCGGCGGAGAAACCGGAAGATGAAGAGCCGGGAACGGGCGGCGGGGAAGAGGAAGATGGCTTGCATCCCCATGAATAGCAATTTTGAAAAAGCTCCTGAAGGGTACAGAACAGTAATAAGTGATGAATAAGATTGTTTTTGCGCAGATGGCGGCACGGCTGGAAGGCGGTGCCGGTGAACAGAAAAAAACGGGCATGCTTGCCTTTTCCCGCATCATGGAGGCGGAAGAGAAGGTAGGGGTGGCTACCATTTCCGGTTATATCGGTTACGGCAATGCCACGGTTGACGAATTTACGAAGCACCTTGAAGAGCTGAAGGCGGAGGGGTGCACGAAGTTTGAAGTCATCCTGAATTCCATGGGCGGCAATTTGTTTGAGGCGTCCGGGATTTACGACATTATCAAGGGGTGCGGGATGGAGGTGACGGCCAAAATTTACGGGGTAGCCGCTTCCGCCGCGACGCTGATTGCCTGTGCGGCGGGCCGTGTGCTGATTTCGGAAAATTCCCGTTATATGGTCCACCGGGCGCGCGGGTGCGCGGTGGGGACGGTGGAAGAGATTGAGGCTTACGCGGCGGATCTGAAGGACGCGGAAGGGCAAGTGACAGGCATTTACGCGGGGCGTACCGGAAAGAGCCCGGAAGACGTGCTGGCCGTGCTGAACGCGGAGACGTGGATGAACGCGGAAACGGCCGTGAAGGAAGGCTGGTGTGACGAAGTGATTTCTCCGTCCGCTGCGGAGTCCGGCCAAAAGGAAACGGCCGCGCCGGGGAAAGAAGAGGACGGCGGCGGGGAAGAGGAAGACCCTGACGAAGAAGAGAAGGGAGGGCCGCCGCAGAATTACACGGTATTGCGCCGCATGATGGCCGCCGTGGGGCTTGCCGGGAAAAACAGCGTGGAGGAACTGGAACGGGAAGTTGCCCGGCTGGTGGCCGAAAACGAAAGGCTGGCGGCGGAAAATGACGGGTTCCGGGGCATGCAGGGGCAGCAGGCGCGCGTGATGGAGGCGCACGAGCGGGAATTTGAGCAACGCGTGAAGGAGGCCGTTGTGCGGGAAATGGCGGTTATGGGGGTTGCTCCGGTAGGGTTGCCGCCCGCGGAGGGAGCCACGGAAGAGCACGGAAAGAAAGAACCTGCCATGACGAACGAAAAGCTGAGGGAGATGGCCGCGCAGGATGCGCTGGAATGGATTATGGGGCATCCGCAGGAGGCCGCGCGGCTGGCGGAGCAGCCGGGGAAATAGCATCTTGGCCGCCATAGATAGATTTTTACTAACAAAACGCAAACATAAATAAAATATGAACAAGAAAACATTGATGAACATCCCGCGGAATGCCGTGATGGAAGGAAATGATGTCGCCGCTCTGAACTGGACCATTGTTTCACAGGCGGCTATTGCCACCCTGGAGGAAGAATTGGCTTCAATCAGCCGGTTTTCTCTGGATGTCTCCGGCGAATTCAAGACGGACGGCGATTCCGTCAAGGTGGAAGTGATTGACGGAGCCGGGGAGGCGTTGAAAAATACGGAAGACTGGAATCAAAGCGAGCTGAAAACCAGCTCCGTTTCCGTGACGCTGAACCGTTATTCCCGGCCGGCTGGCCTGTCCTATAAGGAAAGGAAAAGCGGGGTGCAGCTTGCGAATAAAGTGCAAACGCTTGTGCGGACGGTCGCCAAAGCGTTTTGGAAGGACCTGATGGCCGCCATAGCCGATTCCGGGGCGGAAGTGGTGAATATTGGCCCGCGGGCCGGGTTCAAGCCGGAAATGATGGCGGATGTGATTTGGCCGTCCATGACTAATGGCGCGGATGCCGTTTATTTGGACCGGATGTATTATTCCAGGCTGATTCCCACGAATGCGCTTGCTCTTAACCTGGCGGACGGGGCTTATTCCATTCCGGGGGGAATTCACTACGTGGAAGGGGTGAACGTGCTTGCCGGGAATGCCGGGGTTGGTTTTGCGACGCGACCGGACGCGCTGGCCGTTGCCGTCCGTCTTCCGAATATTGACCCGAAGCTGAATTTGGAAACGCAGGTGGTGGAATCTCCTAAGCTGGGGATTTCCCTGCTGCTGAAGTGCTGGCCTGACCAGGGGACGGAAACGGTTTACATTTCCGCGGAGCTTTTGGCCGGCGTGGCGGTGGGCAATAAGAACCATTTGCGACAGCTTTCCGGCGCAGCTCCGGAGACGGAGGCGGAAGGTGGAAGCGTTGAGGACGGCGGCGGGGAAGAAACAGGGCCGACTGAAGAGGAAGGGGCCTGACGGGTTTTTGGCGGAATCATAGGTAAAAGAGAGCAAAGGACCGGCGCGCGGGGTGTCAATTCCGTGCGCCGGTTTTTGTTGAACGGATATGAGCTTATCAGGAGAAATAAAAAAATTGCTGGACCTTGGGGATCATGAGCAGGAAGAAGCCTGGGGGGAGCGCGTGACGGTGGACGGCCAGGAATGCCGGGGCGTTTTTGCGCCGCTGGAAGGCTGGTATGAGGTGGAGCTTGGAGGCCGGGTGTGCAAGGTGCAAACGTCCCTGCGCGTGCGGCGGAAGGCGTTGAAGGGCGTTCCCGCGGCCGGGCGGAAGGTGGTGGCGGTCCGAAGCGGTAGGGCCTTCCGCATTGCGCGGGTGCGTGACTGGGCCGGAGACGTGGCCCTGGTGCTGGAGTTGTCCGAAGTATAGCCGGAAGGGGGGCGAATGGCGCAAGTCAGGTATAAAGTGGATATTTCCCGCGTGCTGAAAAGGCTGGCGGAGGTGAAGAAGGTGGGGGCTGACGGCATCAGGGAATTGACCCTTGAATATGCCAAGAGGGCCGCAAGCAAGGCCATACGCACCACGCCGCCGAACAGCCTGAAGAATGGCGGAAACGGAAAAAGAGCGTTGGAGGAACATATTGCGCGGGATATTGGCGGGGATCCGTTGGAAACGGATGTGAGGATGAAGCGCGGTGAGGATGGAAGGCCGGTGCCCTATGCTTACCCCCGGAAGAAGCGCGGCGGGGTGTTGCTGGGGGTGCGCGGGAAAAAGTTTAAGGGCATGGCCACCGTTTCCGCGGATGCGTTTTTGCGGAGCCATACCCTGCTGAAAATGGGCCGGAAAAGCAGCGTGCGCGTGCTGAAGGGCGGCGGCCTGATGTCTCCGGGAGTGGCGCAGGCGGGAGACGTGCGAAGGGCTTTGGCGGAGCGGCGGCGGCACGTGGGGAGGATGGCGGCCGGGTGGCTGCGGGGCGCGCAGGTGGCCGGGCTGAAGAAGGTGCCCGCGTGGATCGCGCGGCACGCCTCCCATTATGACGGCGCGGCTTCTTTGACGGTTCAGGGCGGCCGGGTGCGGTTTGAGATGGAGAATTGCCCGGAATATCCTGACCGGGGGCAGCTTTCCCGCGTGGCGGCGTATGCGCTGAATTCTGCGGGCCGGGATATGCGGAAGGTAATCAAGGGGTATGTGGCCAAGTTGAAAAAGGAGCTTAATTCATGATGACACAGGCAGATTGTTTGATTAAGGCGGTGATTGCGTGCCTGGAGGCGCGTTTTCAGGAAGACAGGGGGAACACGGAACGGGGGATTCCGGACGGGTTCCCGGTGCCGTTGAAGATGGCGGTGGACGAAGACCGGGAAGGGAAGGAATATGCGTTGTTCCAGGCGGCGGAAATGGAGGAAATTGTGGCCGGGTACTGTACGTATCACGCCGGAATATCCGTGGATTTGCATTTGGACGCCAATGACCGGACGGCGGATGAAATACGGATGTTGCAGGCGTGGATGGAAGAGCGGCTGAAGGAAGTGGACCGCGCCGGGCTGAATGCCGTGGAGAGCCCGCGGCCCTATCGGAATTTCCTGGTCATAGGCAAGGTAAGGCTGGGGCCCGCGCAGGATGCGGCGGCGGAGGAAGGCGCGTTTGCGGTGACTTGGAAAATGACGGTGCCCGTGCAGTTTTGAAAAAGCTCCTGAATGGTAGATAGATGAACTCTAACACGAAAGGAAATAGATTATATGCCTGCACATATTGGAGACGTGCCCAAATACGGTATTGATTCGCCGGAACAGGGTATTTTTGTTGAGTCGATCGACTTTGACGGCCAACAGGAAATTTATGAACAGAAAAACAATGTTGGGAAAAAGTGTGGTTTGGTGATTGTAGATGAAGAACTTTCTTTTTCCATGTCCGGCGCGGTTTTATCAACCGGCTCTTCATCTTTGAAGATGGGGGGGACGCTGGCGCTTGCCAATGAAATTCCGCAGATTTGGCACACCCCTCCCACCGGAACCACGGTCTTCCTGAAGGGGGTGAAGCGCAGTTTGAAGAACACGGACGCGCAGAAGATGGACGTGAGCGGCACTGTTTACGGGTTCGGGTCGTCTTCGGCTGTCTGAAGCTTGAATAAAAAAGTTAGATAGTAAGATTGATGAATGCCGCAGACAATAAAAAACTGGAAAGTGATGTGGTAGTTTTTACCGAAAACGCCTCCAGATACGAAACGGAAAACACCATGCTTGCCGCGTTGCTGCTGACGCTGGGAGTAAACATGAAATGCACGTCCGGAAGCGTGCTGATAGGCAGCGGCGCGCGCCTTTCCGCGCCGGGCGGGGTGATTACCTGGCAATTTGAGCCGAAAAGCGAAGATGGAAGGTTTAGGACGGAGGAAGTAATCAAGCTTTTCGGGGATAAGAATTGGCTGACTGACCCGGAAAATGAAAGCCCGCTGGCTTACGTGGCGTGCGCGTTCCATAATTACAAGCGGCTGCTGGATTTTGTGAAAAGCCAGGTGCCGCTTGCCGTCATCCGCAAGGGGAAAAGGAAGGCCCTGGTGCGGTTGGATGCGGATCCGTATTGGCAGGGCGTGGCGGAGGGTTTTCTTGGCGGCCGGCCTTTAATCTAACTTAATTGACAACCAAAAAAGCAAGAAAGATGGAACTACAGGAACATGAAAGGCGCGCCCTGACGGAAGCGGCGTTGATCGGGGGAAATGAATTCCGCTGGAAGAGCTACCGGCTGCGGTGTATGACCCTGGGGAGCATGCTGCAGTTGCAGCGCATCGGGAATCCTTACAGCCGCTTGGGGGAAATTAACCTGGGCCCAGATGAAAACGGGCGGCATCCGTCCATGTGGGAAGCCCTGGGCGTAACCGACAAGGCGCAAATTGTCTATTATCTGGCGGAATTCCTGTGGGTCCACATGGGAAACCGGGAGGAAGTCAGGGAAGGGGTTTTTGCGCCGGAGGAAGACCGGCGCGCCCTGGTGGAAGCGGCTGCTATGAACATTCCCGGCCGGGATTTGGTGGAACTGGAATGCGCCGTGCTGGGGGATATAGAAGTGATTCAGGCGGGCATGGTGAATCCGGAGCCGGAAGGGGAGGATGAAGAGGACCCTTTAGGGCGTGGCCGTCCTGGGGCGCGGCCATGCTGATGACGGTGGCGCGTGCCACGGGCTGGCCGGAGCGGGAAATTCTGTGGGAAATTCCGCTGGCGCGGCTGGTGCAGTACGTGCATGCGGTCTGGAGCTATGACGCGACGCCGTGCCGGTGGAGCTGCTACACGGAACCCTCCGGGCATGTGGGGGACGTGCTGGAGCAGGCCCGGGAAGCGTGGAGAAAACAGGTGGAGGGGCTGGAGTGATCCGGCCTCTTCATTTTTTGTGGCAGATGAGCCAGAAAATAAGGATGGGAATAAGGATGATAGCCCAGCTTGCCGGATCTGTCAGTATTTCCAGAAGAGGCAGGAAGAAGCCAAGAAGGAAAATGATTCCGATAATGAAGATGATCACAAGACCTGTTTTTTGTAACAGATACAGCAAGATTTCCATGATGGAGGAAAACACGAAATCCATTTAATTATTTTTTATATTATCAGTCAATGTAAAATATTATGAGCGAAGGCGCAGTTATTAAAATAGATGGTGATGCGAGCGGCTTTATTGCCGCAACGGAGGAAAGTAAGAGAGCGGCAAGCGGCATGTCCGAAGCCTTACAGGGGGCCGTGGGCGGAAGCACAGGGGAGGCCGTGAAGGGGCTGAAGGGCATGGATCAGGAGGGCCGGAAGGCGTGTAAACGGCTGAATGCGGGGCTTATCAATATGAGTGCCACTATTACGGCGGTAGGGGCCGGCATTAACGGCCTGCGGGCAGGCTGGGGCAAGTTTTCCGCCATGCTGGCGGGCGGGGATGACCTGGAGAGAGTAACCCGGCGCATGGAGGCATTCACGGGCGGCGCGTCAAGCGCGGCGGAAGCGGCGCGGGATGTGGTGGATTTTGCTGATACGCCTCCATTCGGGCTGGAGGAAACGCAACGGGCGGCGCAGTTGCTTCTTGGTTGCGGCGTCAGGGCGAGCGAGTTAAAAAGCACATTGGAGGCTCTTGGTAATGTGGCTGCGGGCGGCGGAATGAGTTTGGAGCAAATAGGCATCCGTCTTTCTAAAGCTTTCCAAACTGGCCGCGTAACTATGGAAGTTTTGGAGCCGCTAATGAATAGCGGTATTAACGTTATGGGCGTGCTGGGTCAACGAACAGGAAAGACCAGGGCGGAATTGCAAAAGATGATGACGGAGGGAACAATTGGTTTCCGGGATTTGAAGGGGGCTTTAGTCTCCATGGGATCTGCCGGAGGGCAGTTTGCGGGAGCCATGGAGAAAAATACGCAGGACATTGAGAACAGGGTGGAGACCCTGAAAGGCAAGGTTGGGGCCTTGAGCCGGGTTTTTGCTGAACCGGTAACAGGCGGCATCAAAGATGCTATGGACTCCATAGGCGCGTCATGGTCCGGTCATGGTCCGGAGGTGGAGCGCGGCTTGAGGAAAACGGGCGAATTGCTGGGTCAAATCGTGAAAGCGGCCGCGCCTATTATTTCCGTAGTAGGAAAAGGGCTGGCAACGGTAGCCGCGGGCGGCGATCGGCTTCACGGGATGCTCCGGAATGGAATTTTGGCGTGGGTAGCGTGGAAGGCGGCCGGCAGTTCCGCCGGGGCAGCAGTAGGTCAGGCTGTGCTGTCTGCGGGGAGGACGTGGCAAACAGGATTTAATAATGCGCTTGTGTTATCCGGGCAGAGGACGCGGAGCGTGATGGGGGATATACAGGCATTAGGGGCTTCTGCTCGTTCGCAGGCGGCGCGGATGGGGGCTGCGTTTAAGGGGGTGGGGGCAAGTTTGGCTTCCGGCTTGAAGGGGCCGGCCATTATGGGAGCTATTGCGGCTATTTCCGTAGCCGTGGAAGAGCTTTACAAGGCGAGCCATGAGGCAAGCGGGGTGGCCTCAAAGGGAGAAATGGACAAAAAGAAAAATTTCAAACGGTCTAATGATGATTTTGATGAACGCGTGTGGAAGATGGCCGGAGAGGCGGCCAGCAAGCAGGACGTGGGGCGCGTCATGGATGAATATGACGCTGAAATTAAACGCCTGAAGCGCGAAGAAGAAGACCTGCTGGCGGAAGATCCGCTGGGGAGAATGACGGTTGCGGTGCAGGATAGGCTGGTGCTGTTGCAACGTGAGCGGAAGGAGTTGCAGCAGGTGGCGGAAGCGAACGCGAAAGCGGCGGAGACGCGGGAACGGGCGGCGCAGCGCGGGCAGCAGACGGAAGAGGCACGGAAGAAGACGCTGGAGAAAATCAGGGAAATACAAGATGAATTGTTATCCCTGGATTATGACCGGGCGGAAGAAGAGAGGGAGAGGCGGCGCAGCGGAATGGGGCTGGAGGACCGGAAAAAAGACCTGCTGGGAGGATATGGGAGCATGGAGGGCCTCAAGAAGGCCATTGCGGAGCAGAAAGCCCTGCTGGATGGCGGGGACGCCGTGGACGGCATGTTGAATCTGGAGGGGGTGGAATCCAGAATCAAGAGCCTGTATGAATTGCTTGGCAAGGTGGAAGAGGTGGATCGTGAAATAGTGGAGCGGAATAAGGAATGGGACAAGGCGGAAGCCAAACACCAGAAGCAGGCTGCCCTGCTGCGCGCGGAAATTCACGGGCAGAAGGATAAGCTGCGCGTGTTGCAGGAGCAGGCGCGCGTGCTGGAGCTGCAAAACCAATATGAGGCGGATGGCATGAGCAAGGCCCGCGCCGGCGCGGCGGCCCGTGAAATAGCCGCCCTGGAGCAGAACAGGAACCGGGCGCAGACCGGGCGCGAATACCGCCGGCAAATGGCCCTGTTGAAAGCTCAGGCGGAGGGAAACAAGGCGGAAGAGCGGCGGCTGAAGATGGCGGAGCGCATGAAGGAAATTTATGACCAGCAGCGCGGCTTGGGGATAGACAGGAAGACGGCCATGAGGCGTGCCCGCGGCATGGCCGGGTTGGAGGATATGGTGGAGCGGCGGAAGGACCGGAAGGAAGGGAGCGGACCCATAGCGGACAGTCTGGCGCAAGTGGGCGGCGGGGGCCGCTCCATGATGGGGAGCATGCCGCAACTTACGGAAGCGAGGAAGCAGACAAATTTGCTTCAGCAGATCGTGAAAAACACGGGCGCGGGGCGGAGGGAAACCCTGAAAACGGCGGCCAGGCTGGGATATTGAAATAGCCGCTAAATGATAGAGAGATAATAATAAATATGGGAAGAAAAATTAACATTAAGAAGCGGGAAACGCATGAAAAGACGCTGGAAATAGAACGGGGGGATGAAGGGGAAGTAAGGGCTGTGGGGAGGATTGTTTACACGGACAATCAGGAGGGCTGGAATGCCCGATGCCCGTCAATAGGGTCCGCTTATCCTGATGATGCCGCTTTGAGGCTCAAAAAGATAAGCATGGAAGGAATGGAGGGGGATATGGTGAGGGTGACGCTCTATTACGAGTTGCCGCGGGAAACGTCTTTTGAATTCGGTGGAGGGGAGGAAGTGGAATATTCCATGGATTATTCCTGCTCTGAACAGCCGTTGCTGACGCATCCGGCCTTTCAGGATATAGACGGAGAAGAAAAAGATGCGTTGATGGCTATGGCGTCCGGGGCTTCTCCTAAAGATACGTTCGGGCAAGATGATAAGGTGATTGAGGATGCCGTGAAATCGGAGGCCGGGAAGAAGGCCATGGAAAAGATGCGTAAAGGGCAGGTTAGTTTTTTGTGTCCCGGAGGGGTTTTTTCCGTCACTTCTACCGTTCAGGCGTTGAGCATGGCCGGGGTTGGAAAAAAAGGGGCTCCGGGCAGCGGCGCGCCCGCAGTAAGCGGAAAATATAATTGGATCAAAGAGGGCGTGAGCGGCCGGAGGACGGGAACCGGGAATTGGCGTCAGACGGTTTCCTGGAGGTTGAGCGGGCCGGATGGCTGGGATTCTGATTTGTATTGACTTATGATTAGCTGGCCGTTTTTTAATCAAGGGGAAGAGTTGAGCGCGTCTAAGTTGAGGCGTCTGGTTAAGGGGTGCCGGGAGCTGGAGCAGTTGGCTAAATCTTGCCGCTTGCAGAACGGGGTTGGTTACACGTTTAACCGGGGGCTGGGCGGCACGTCATTAACCATAAGACCAACGGGGGGAAGGAACAAAGCAGGAGAAGGCGAGCCGTTTACGCTGAAGAGGCTGGAAAAGGGGGATGCGGGATATAAGGCGTATTTCTGGCCCGGCATGGTTTTTGAAGTGCATCCGGGAGGCGTGCGGCGCATTAAGCCGGAACTTAACGGGGAAAAGATGGATCAGGCGGAGGAACCGCCTTTTTTATCCGTTCAAGGAGGGGATAAGGTATTTTTGTATCTTGAGCGGAGCGCGGATAACCATGATTGCATTACTTATGCGGAAGTGACGGCGGAGGAAATAGGGCTGGCGCGCGCGGTCAGAATTTATCTTGGGGAATTCAAGGAAGAAACGAATGAAGCCGGAGAAAAGATCCTGAAGTATCATGAGGCGTGGAGCGGCCATGTCCATTACGCGCAAAGCTCATTGAATGAAGGTTGGAGGGTGGTAGTTGATACGGATGAAGAGGGCGCGCCGGATATGGCCTATGTGAAGAAGGGCGATATTTACATAGCCGGGCAACTGGCGCAGCGCGGCGGGGGCACCTGGGAGGTGGCACCGAAAGAAGAGGGGGAAATTTGGCTGGAAGTGAAATGCACCGGGGATGGCGTCATTAAAAGTGCGGAACTGAAAGAAACGAAAGGATCTTCCAAGCCGCTCCAGTATGTAGCGGAACCGGATGATGAAGAAGCCGAAGAGGAATTCACTTATTGCTTCCTTTTGGCGAAGGTGGAGAAGATTGAAGAACCCTTGCCGGAGGATGGTAATTTGCCGTCTCTGGTATCGGTAAAACAGTATGCCCTGGGAGCGGTTTATTGCGGGGTTGCTCCTGATGAATTGGGGTTGAAAGCCGGGAAGGGGATAGAGATTGTGGATTCAGCGGAAGAGCGGGAAAAAGAAATTGCCGCTCTTATCGAGGACGCAAAGGAACCTTCCAGCGGAGATTGTTCCCTGATTTATGAAGAAGAGGAAGGCGCGGGGGAGGGTGAAGAAGGCGGTGAAAAAGGGAACAAGGGAAAACCTTACAAATTCAAGCTTTTGTGTGCTTCTGATGATTCTGTGTTGCTCAAAGAAGAAGATGGACGCATTTATTTTTCCGCATCCGGTAAAATGCCGGAAGCGGGGGATGGTCTTGAATATGAAAAGCAGCAGAACGGAGAAGGAATGGAGGAAGAAACTGATATATTAAAAATAAAAATTGATTCCTCCGTAGGTTCCAGCGTGGATGATGGCGGGAAATGGCCGGTGAATTTGTCCGTATCTCCAGCCGGGCTAAAGGGGGAATTGGATTTGACTGTGGACACGCAGAAGCATGACGTGGGCGGAGGCTATAAAGTGGGCTTGTCTGCGGCGGACAGGGGTACTTTGTCTTTGGAAGTAACTCCCGGAACTCCGGAAGAATCATTGTCGTTCCGTGCTCCACTCCGTCAAAATGGGAAATATGTGATTCTGGATTATGAATCAAGTTGGTCTGATGCCGTCAACGGTGTGAAGGCAGGCCTGTTTCTGCGGAATAATAAATTGGCTGTGGAGCTGTACGCAGACACGGAGCCGGATGGCTCTGATAATCTTATAAGCGATTCATGGACAGTGTTGGCTTGCGATAGCGACCACGCAATACGCCTGCACCGAGATGAAAACGGAAAAATCTATATCCAGCAGGGGGGCTGGGTTGTAACCTCCAAAATTTATACACCGATAAATTGATAAAAATGAATTACGCAATATTCTGTTATAGAGAAGATTATAAATGCCTTGAATTGTGCGTTAAGCAAATTCGGCGGGCGGATTGTAATGCCAGAATTTATTTATTTGATGACGGGGCGCGCCCGTTAGAGCCGGGGCAGATACCCGCGGGGAAGGATGTGAGTTACAAAGTGACGTATTTTCCCCGGCGTGGAAATTTGAATGGTCTGGAATGTGTGCGGGGCATCCTGGGCTGCATGCTGGATATACCGGGCAAAGAGCCTGTGGTGAAGATAGATGCAGATACCTTGCTTATGGATAAAGCTGAAATTGTCCGATCCCTGAAAGAGCGGAACAAGCTTGCCGGGGGCATGCAATGTGCCGAGCCTCTGGCGTGGAGCGGTTGTTGCTACTGGATGACCAGGGCCGCCATGAGGGATGCTCTGGAGCTATTGGCGCAAAGGGAATGGCCGGAGGGGAAGCAGAAGTACCCGGAAGATGTGACGATCTCTCAAATTGTGACTTATCTCTACGGGAGGGAAGGCGTAGATATGCTGGAGTTCCGCGGAGGGCGTCATTTAATCGGTGTACGGACATGTGATCCGTCCCTGCTGGTCAAGATTGCGGAAATTGCCAAGAGCGGGGTATGTGTCGCTCATTGCGGGCAGATGTCTTTTTACCGGCAATTTCAAGAGCAATATGGGGAGACGCTGCGTGAAGCGTGCGCGCGGGTGATGTGGTGGATATTGCATGCTAGCGGTCCTGATTCCAAGACTTTTGAAAAAGCTCCTGAAGGGTAGGATGGAGCTTTATTTGGATATTGAGAGCGGGATTTTTCGGAACCGCACGGGTGATGAAAATATGAATTTGTGCGGGGTGCGTCTTGTCCGCAGGCAGGATGTGCCCGTGTCTTTATCCTTTTTGGGGCGTGAGCTTGAGGCCGGGCGCGTCACGTTGGCGGCCTATCATAAAAGTAACGGGCAGTTATTGGCTTACCAGGAAGGGCAAATAACGGGCGGGACCGTGGAAATGGTGGTTGATTTTGATACACAGGAAATACGGGGGGCGGCCCGGGAAGCGGAGGGCAAAACTATAGAGGCGCGGGTGGCTGTGCTGGTGGAGACGGAGGAAGGGAAAGGTGTTTATCATTCTCTTCCGTTGAATTTCTATTTGGAGCCGGGGTTGATAGGAGATGAGCATTTGCCGAATTCTGCCCGGCCGGAATGGGAAATGATGTATGAAACTGTGTTGGAAAGAGCCGAAGAAACGGAAGGTTATGCAGGTTCCGCTTTGGCCTCCAAAAGGGCCGCCGCCGCTTCCGAGGCCGCCGCCGGCACGTCCGCAACCAACGCGGCCCGTGACGCTAAGAGTGCCCATGAAGCTAAAACGGCTGTGGAGTCGCTGGCTACCACTTGGCCGGAAACGGTCAGCAATGGAAAGCAACAGATTATTGAGGCCAAGAATGAGGCTGTTACTGCTATTCAGGACAAGCAAGCCAATTCTGTTCTTGCCGTGGGGAGAGCACAAAAAACTGCTACGGATAAGATTTCCGGAGCGCAGGCGGGCGCCGTTTCCGCCGTTCAGGCGGCGGGAAAGGAAGCGCAAGGAACAATCACGCCCCTTGTCCAACGTGTCGAAACCGCTAAAGAGGCT